GTATTGCTAGAAGAAACTTATCTAAAGATGATTATAAAGAACACGTTCGTTGTATAGTAATTGATGCTAAAGAACAACTAGTTAAAAATGCTAATGAACGTTTAATTGTTAAACGTACTATGAGTAAAAATAAGAAACGTTATGACAAATTATATATTACTTTAGGTAGGTCTTATGCTGAAATGTTTATTAAATCTATATTGTTATTAAAAGAAGTTCCTTATATTCTTGAAGTACAAGAACAATATGATAGACTTAATAATATATAAAATACTATGAAAGCTAATAATGTAGTAATTGAAAAAATGATTACTATTGATAACACAGGTATGCCTAAAGCTCCTGATGTTCGTCAATTACAAGATAAAGATATATTACTACTTTGGTCTAGGGATAGTACTTCTGATAAAAGAAAATACTTAGGAGATTGCGGTGTTATATATTATATGGGAGATCCTAAGAGTCCTCCAAGACAAAGAGGTCTTAGTGATATAGAATGTTTGAAAGATGCTAAAGAAAATTATAATCTTGCAAATGATTATATACCTGATGCTTTAGTTGCCAAACTTATTACTAAATATTATGTAAATAATGTAACAGAAGCAGGTGTTGCTTTAGAATCTTTACAAAGATCTATTCATTTATCTGCTGTTGGGGCTACTCGTATTAATGAATTATTAAGTAAGAAACTATCTGGAGCTTTGTCTGATGAAGATATTCAAAGTGTTCTTACTCTTATGGATTCAGTTAGTAAACGTATTATTGAAATACCTAATCTTACTAAAGCACTTGGAGTTGCTTATGAGAATCTTAGAAATGAAACAGAAGAACAAATGGGTAGAGGTAAACAACTTATTCAAAGTTCAATGGATGCTGATGAAGATAATTAATTTATGAATACTAATTATAATAAAAATGGTATTCCTATATGGATTAGATTATTAGGAATTAAAATATTTAAATAATATGCTACAACTTAGAGATACAAGATATAATGAAGTACGTATGATTTTTAAAGAAGAGGATCATTCTTATAAAGATACTCTTGGTAATAAGTATATTTCTACTACTACTATTCTTGGTACTTATAAGAAAGCTTTTGATAGAGAGTTCTGGCTTAAGAAGAAAGCTAAAGAACTTAATATAAGTGAAGCTCGTTTAGCTAAACAATGGGATACTATTACTACTGAAGCTTGTGATAGAGGAAACAAAACTCACAATGGTATTGAAGATGGTGTGCGTGGAACTTCTATGTTTAAAGAAGCTGTTAAACATCTTAATCGTAAAGAAGGCCAAATGGTTACTATTGCTGATATTCCTAATATTAATTTACATATTACTCAACTTAATATTAAAGATTTTATTGAACTTACTGAAAACAAGTATGCTGAAATATATAGAGTTTTAGATTATTATGTTAAAGCTGGTTATAAAATTTATGCTGAAATTGGAGGCTTTCTAATAGACTATCTTATTTCGGGTACTATTGATTTACTTCTTATTCGTGATGATCAGTTTGTGATTGGAGATTGGAAAACTAATAGAGGAGGTCTTAAATTTGAAGCTGGTTATTATAAAAAAGATAAGAATCAAGTTCCTGCTCAACATACTGATATATGGGTGCCTAAAGAAGAATGGCTTTTACCTCCTGCTAATAAAATTCCTTCTTGTAATGGAATGATATATAATCTTCAATTATCTATTTATGCTAAAATGGTTGAGATAATATTAGGTATTCCTAATGTTGGTTTATGGCTTGCCCACATTGATTCTGATTTTGTTCTTAATGAATATGGTCAACCTAAACGTTTTTCAGATGGGTTGTATCATATTAAAAAAGATCCTATTGAAAAAGTTACAATGCATAAAATGAAATATCTTAGAGAAGAAGTTAATCTTATTTTTGGTGATAGATATAGATCTATTTCTGCTAGTAGAGTTACTAGTCAAACTTTATTTAATTAAACAATGAAAATTAATAATATTAAATTTACTTGGGTTGATATAATTAGTTATATAATTATAATTAGTGCTATTAGTATGATACTAATGACAAGCTCTTGTCGTAATGATAGAGGTTTATCAGATATTGATAAAGAGCTATATACTATTAATATTGACAGTACATCTGTTACTACTATTGATAAATCATTTGCTGATACTCTTGGAAATAAATATTCTGCTGATGCTGATTATTTTATTGCTTGTAGAGATTTAAATAATACTATTGATGTTTTAAATAATACAGTTAATACTTTAAATAAAACTGAAGATAGTTTAACTACTATTAATATTCTTTATCTTAATAATAAACATAGACTTATAAATGCTAGAGATAGTATTAAAAATTATAAAGAATCTATTAAATTACTTAATACTAAATTAGATAATGTTATTAAAGATAAAGATATTAGTGTTAAGCTTAATATAATTAATAGAGAAAAGCTTGCTGTTTCTGATTATAAATTACTACGTATACGTGAATATAATCGTATTGCTGCTCAACGTAATAATCTTAAGTATTTAAGAGGTTGGATTATCCGTGTACTTGATAAATAAATTAATATAATAATAATATGAATAATTATTTTGATAATTCATTTACTAAACTTGTTCTTTCAGAAGGAGGTTATGTTAATGATCCAGATGATAGTGGAGGTGAAACTTATTTAGGTGTTACTCGAAGAGATCATCCTAAAGCTAAGTTTTGGAGAGTAATAGATAATCTTAAAACTATTAAAGATTTTAAAAGTATTAATACTAAATTAAAATTAGATAGTGATGTTGTTAATGAAATTAAAAGTATTTATAAAAAACAATACTGGGATACTATTAATTTAGATAAACTTACTAATAAACAATTAGCTCATCAAATATTTGATCATGCTGTTAATGCTGGTGTAGGTTCAGCTATAGGTTTAGCAGAAGAACTTGTTGGACTACCTGTTACTAAAAGATATAGTAAACTTTTAACTGATAAACTTGTAAGTTATGGGATTTCTTAGTAAACAATGTTTTAGTCCTATAATAGTATTTCTAGTTGGAATATTAATAGGCATGGGTGTTATGGATTTAATTACTAGAACTAGTATAAGTAAATTTGAAGCAATCAAAGCTGATACTTCTTATAACAAAGTTAAGCTTGATAGTCTTAAACTTGTTATTAATAATCATGATACTACTATTTATAAACTTAATATTAAACTTAAAGATGATGTTGAAAAGGTTTTCCATCTTAATGATAGTGCTTCTATCGAGTTGTTTAAACGGCTTAGTTCAAGCGCAAGTCAGCAAGAATAATGATATTAATTCCTCTACGGGCAAGGTAATATTATATGATACTGTTTATGTAAATGTTCCTATAAAGTTTATTAGAGAAGCTAATGTTAAACTACTTGAAAGAGTTTATTTAATTAGAATTAATAAACAACAAGATAGTATTATTAATCTTAATAATAATTATATCAATAATCAAAAAACTACTATTAATGATTTTGGTTTACGTATTATTAAAGTTACAGATGCTTATAGTAAAGCTACAGTTAGTTTAGAAAAACAAAAGAAAGTTAATACTAAACTAAAAGTTATTACTATAACTTCAGTGTTGTTAAGTTTAATAGTAATGTTAGTAAGATAATATATAATATTTATATGGAAAGTTATCCTTTTTTAGATTATATTAATGAAGATAAATCTCATTATAAGACTGCTAGAGAAGCTGGTTTTATTGATCCTGATGATTTATTTCTTATTGGAAATAGTGGAGGATTTCTATTAAATATTAATCCTAATCATAAGTTTATTAATACTGAATTATTTTATCAAGTTGCTGACTTCCATAGAACTAATAAATCATATACTAATTATAAAGTAGATTCTATTCCTCATAGACAATTTCGTAAAAGAGAACAACATCGTAGACGTTATGGTTTTACAGCACCATGCTTACAATTACCAGATGGTACTATTAAAGATGTACATATTACTGGTTCTCATTATAATTTTCTTAACTATACTCGTATTGAGCAATTAGATGAATCTACTATTCAAAGAGGTAATACTAATACAGCTAAGAAACATTATGATTTTCCTAAGTTTATAGATGCTCAATATTGGACTTTTCATATAATGAATTTTTGTGAAAAGAATGGTTATCATCTTATTATAGATAAGACTAGACGTGGTGGTTTTTCTTATATTATGGCTTCTGATAGCTCTAATGAAGTTAATGCTAATTCTCGTAAAGTAGTTATACACGTTGCTGTAGATAAAAAATACCTTACTATGACAGGTGGTCTTAGTGATTTTGCTGTTAATAATCTTAGATCTTTTGAACAAAATACACCTTTTGTTCGTGGTATATTTAGTCCTGTTAAGTCTGATTTTAAACTTGGTTATAAACTTGCTGATGGTACAGAAGCAGATAAAAGCTGGAAGAGTGCTTTGCTTTCTGTATCTGCTTATAACAATCCTGATTGTGCAATTGGTAAGGATGCTGTTAGGGTTAAAGTTGAAGAAATTTCAACTATGGATAACTTTGATAAGTTTATGGAAGTTACCGAACCTGCTATGAGAACAGGAGCTTATACTACTGGATTTCTTTGTGCTTGGGGTACTGCTACATCTGGCAATATGCAAGTCTTTGAACAAAACTTTTATAATCCTAAAGCTTATAACTTTATGAGTTTTGAAAACGTTTGGGATAAAGATTGTCGTAATGAGATTTGTGGTTTCTTTAAACCTTATTGTTGGGGACTACAAGGAGAAGTTAAAGATACTATGGGTATGGATACTAATGGGAATAGTAATATTCTTGTTGGTTTACAAATAGCTAAAGGAGAAAGAGAATTTAAAAAAGCTAATGCTAAAACATATTCTGAATATATTAATTATATTGGACAATATGCAAATATGCCTTCTGAATCATTTAGTAATGCTTCTGAAAATATATTTAGTTCTGAAGAACTTACTGAATGGGAAAATAGACTTAAAGTTGATTCTGAATTTAAATTTTATGTTGATGGTATGTATGAGCAAGATACTAATAATCAACTTCAATTTAAATCTAATGAAAAACTTAGATTAGAAGATAAAAAAGTTTATGATTATATTATAGGTGTTCCTAGAAGAGGTCATGAAGATCCTCATGGTTGTGTTAGACGTTGGTTTCCTCCTGAACACTTAGATGAAGTTCAACAAGATGGTATTACTAGAAAAGTTATTCCACAAGGTTTATATGAAATAACATATGACCCTGTAGGTGTTGATAAAGAGAAAAAAGAAATTACTAATAAACACTCTCATAATAGTATTAAAGTTTGGATGAATCCTCACTATCTTAATGGGTTTAAACAAAAACTTGTAGCTGTTTATTATGGTCGTCCTGATAAATTAGAATATGCTGATAAGATATGTTTACATTTAGCTATGGCTTATAATTGTATTCGTACTACTCATGTTGAAGTAAATAGAGGTGAAACTGTTAGCAATTTTAAAAAATGGGGAGGTACTAAGTACTTATCTTATGAACCTATCTTTCTTTGGGACGCTAGTCTTAAAGGAAAATATAGTTCTACTTTTGGTTATAACATGACTGATAGTGGCACTAAGTTAGAAGCTATAAGACTTACAAAAGAATTCCTTTATGAAGAAATAGGTAAAGATGAACATGGTAATGTTATTAGAAACTTTCATCGTATATATGATTATCAAACTATTTCTGAATTTAAAAAATGGAGTACTGTAGGTAACTTTGATAGAGTTTCTGAAACACTACTTAGAGGTATAAGTTGGAAAGCTAGAAAAGCTCTTGCTGAAAGTCAACTTACTAACACTGTAGATCTAACAGGAGAAAATATAGATAAAAATGATATTTTAAATAGAGAGTGGTTTTAATAATTAAACACAATATAATATGAGAAGTGAATTTCAAAGTTATGATTTTCCTAAACAACGTATTCCTAATAGTGAAAAGACTCCTGCGTTTAGTGCCAATTGTGCTGATTGGATTATATCTATGGGTCAGTCTAGAAAAGATTCTGCTTCATTAGAAATCAAATATGGTATATTACAAGGAATTATTCCAGATGAAGCTTATGCTAAAATATTAAATCCATATAATGCTACTAATGAAAAATATAAAAGGTTTCCTGCTACTATGCGTCACTATGATATGCTTAAAGGTATTATTCGTAGATACGTTAGTGAATATATTAAAAACCCTCATGATTTTATTGTTGGTGCTAATAATGCAGAAGTTGTTCTTGCTCGTAACGCTAAACTTCGTGAAGAAGTAGGTGTTATTATACAACAAAAGATTGCTGCTAAAATACAAGAAAGTTATGCTCAATGGGTTAATGAAGGTCAAAACCCTAAAGAGTTTAATCCTCAAAATGCTATTGATATTGAAAAGTTTATTAAAGACTTTAATGAAAAATATATAGACGATATATCAGCTCAAGGTCAAGAAATTCTTAATGTTATTAAAGATATTACAGAAGATTCTTTATTGTATGCTCGTGCTTATTTTGATTTTGTAACTTTTGGCGAAACTTATACATATGGGGACGTTAAAGGTAGTACTTTAATTAAAAGAAATATTACTGCAAGAGATGCTTTTCCTATACGTACTGATAATTTCTTTATTGAAGATGATGATATGTTTGCTTGTAGACGTAAACTTACTTATCAACAAATTGTAGATGAGTTTTATAATGATTTTACTACTAAAGAATTAGAATTTCTAGATACTTATTATGCTAAAGGTTCTGCTAATATTACTTCTACATTAGCTTTTAGTGTATATGAAAGTTATTTTCCTCAAATATGTGATAAGTTTTCTGAAAAGGATAGAGGTTTATTATCTCAACAACCTATTATGTCTAGAGATAATAATAATGATCTTTATGATGTTTGGCACGTTGTTTGGAGAGGAGAGGTTAGACAAGCTTTAGTTAAATTTATTAATGAAGCTAGTCTAATAGATACTCGTAAAGAAGATGATGATTATGTATTAGATACTTCTAAAGGTGATATTAGTATTGAATATATTTATACACCTCAAGTATATGAAAGTACTCGCATAGGTGGAAGAAATGATTCTATTTATCCTTATAATTCTAGAGCTATTGCTTTTAATAGAAATGGTAAATTACCTTATAACGGTCTTACAGAATTAATGCCTGGACTTGGTAAGTTTAGTATTATAGAAACAGTTTATCCTTATAGTGTATTTTATGATATAGTTTCTTATCATAGAGAAATGGCTATTTCTAGGAATAAACTTTCTATACTAATGTTAGCTAAATCTTTATTAGGTAAGATACCTGAAGAAACTATTCATAAAATGATAGCCGATGGTGTTCTTTATTATGATGATACAGATGATTCTGGTGCGCAAAGAGCACAACAAGTTCGTATGCTACAATCATCTAATGGTGATTATATTAAACAACTAGGTGAGTTACTTGTAGAAATTGAACAAGCTGCTAAAAACCAAGTTGATATGACTCCACAAAGATATGGAGAAATAGGTAACGGAGCAGGTAAAGGTACAACTCAAGAAGCTATTGCTCGTGGTTCTATGGGTTCAGTTATTATAGAGTTTATTATGGATTATATGCGTGAGAGAGATTATGCTCGTGATATGGATTATAGTAAACTTGCTTGGATTGACGGATTAGATACTTCTTATAGAGATGTTGATACTGGTTTAAAATATATTAGTTTAGATGTTGATAAACATAACTATGCTGATTATTTAATTAAAGCTAAAAACTCTGTTAGAGAAAAAGAGAAACTTGATCAATATAGACAACTTGCTTTTAGTGCTGCTCAAAATGGAGATATGCAAATGGCAACTGCCGCTATCAATGGTGATAATGTTGCTGTAATTAGTAAACTTATTAAAAAGTATCAAGAGGAAAAAGAAGCTCATGATATGCAAGTTAAACAACTTGAACAACAAACTGAACAAATGCGTCAAGAGTTTGAAACTAAAAAGATTACTATTAAAGGAGAAGAAGATAGAAAACTTGAAGAACTTAAAGGTATTATAGATAAAGAAATAGAATTAATTAAAGCTGATGCTAATATGATTTCTTTTGATAATGGTGTTGGAGATGAAGCTAAAATGGCAGGTATGCAAAGGCTCGAAGCTTCTCGTTCTGTTGTTGCTCGTGAAAAGAATCAAATAGATAAGCAAAAGAATATATTAGATACTTATAATAAGTTTGAAGATAGAAAACTTAAAGATAAAGATATTGATACTAAATTAGAGATTGCTAAACAAAACAGAAATCGTTTTGATGTTAAAAAGAAAAGTACTTCTAAAAAGTAAGTAGATAGTATTACTAATACGAATAGCCGTATTCTAACTTAATTGTTAGGGTACGGCTATTTTTGTTTCTGGATAGCTGTTTAAAGCTCGCTGTATTAAAGCTTTTATTAATAAGATATAATGTGAGGCTATATAATAATGAATGCCTCTACGGGCAAGGAATTGTAAGGTAATAATAACAGATACAACAAACAGTATATATAATTATATAGTGTGAAAGTATATCACTGTTTGAGTTCATAATTTAACTATTGTTTATGATACAACTTAATCTTATTATTGTTTTAATAATTATTAACTAAATATATAAACAATGGATTTTGGATATACAGGTAATGGAGATAATAAAGCTACTAGTAGTGATGCTCCTAAAACTAATGCCGATGGTTCTGTAATTACCGATTTAACTACTGGTAATCAAAGTAATGGTGACAATAGCATATCAGATGATGATGATGTTAACAAACCTGGAAGTAAAGGTGAAAATAATAAACCTGCTGGTTTTGATAACGGAGATAATAATAAACCTGATAATATTAAACCTAACGCTAATGATAATACAAATACCGATACTGAATTAGTTGCAGGATCTATTATCGAAGTTGGTGATGAAAAATATACTGTTGATGCTACAGGTAATATTGTAGATAAAGACAATAATATATTTAAAGAAGCAAAAGACGCTAAAGATTGGATGGCAACTTTTGATACTATTAATGATGGGG